TTTCTCTGCTTCTTTATTTATATCAATAGCATTTGTAACATTAAAACCTGTTTTTTCAAAAATAATCTCTCTTTTTGACATATCATTTAATTTTATTGTTACTGCTACATTTTTCAAAACATTAATAACTCCTTCTGGAGCAAAATCTAAACAATCTAATAATTGGTCATTTGTACCTGTTAATAATAATTGCTTAATTTCATCTTCTGTATAATAATATTCTGGTTCTGGTTCTGTAGAAAATAATTCTTGCACAGCCTCTTTATTATCTATAATTAAAGTATTTTTTAATATATAAGCACCACCAGTTGACCACATAACTTTTCTTAATTCTTCCATTGTTATTTCTTTTGTTTCTTTTGAATGAAATAATCTTCTTAATCCATTAGAATCTGGAATATTATAACTAACTCTTCCATTACTTCTATTTGTTACTTTAATTAATGTATCTTTATCTAACATAATATTCTCCTTTTACTCCTTTTTATAAAGATAAGGGGGAATTAAAACTCCCCCCTTATTTAATTAATCACTAATTTTTAAAGATGTATTCTTATAAACGCAAATATTGTTTGTAATAATTGCAGAAACACCAAATTTCTTATAAACCTGAACTTCTTTTGACATATCAGCATTATCCACATCTCTAACAATTGTTTGACCTTCAAAAGCAATTTTTACAGGCTTATCAGCACCAGTAGGAATAATCCATGCATAAGCTGGGTCAATAACTTTTGTAGAATTTGTTTCATCTTCAAAAGATTGTGGTAAAACAATTACTTTATGTCCTTTATAATTAGCTAAATAACCATTATTCCATCTTTGGTCTTTCATAGCATCTGAACGCCATCCTTCAGAAGGTACCATTGTTGCCGCAAATTCAAAAGTGCAATAAATTGTTGCTTGACCATAAGAATCTGCTACTGCAACTAATTTATCCATTTCACCTTCATTAAAAGTATCTACTTCTGCATAATTAGCTTCTTGTAAGTTTTCTACAGCACCAACTAATGCTTTTGCAATTTCTCTATATACAGATTCATCAAGACCTGCCATAACAATGTCTAATACATCAGCCATATTTACTCTACCATCTAAGAATTCTTCGAATCCTATTTGAGCAGCCCCGCCAAATGCAGTTGTAGGAACTTCATATGTTCTACCATCTAATTTAAATACTTCATAGATACCAGCTGGACCAACTTTTGTTATAAATTGTTTTGCACGTCTCTTTGAAGCAGATGTAATTCTTTGTGTAAAAATAGGTTTATCACCTTGTTTAAATGTTTTTATTTCAGCAAATTGTCCATATGTTTCTAATACTTTTTTAGGAAGTGCATCATCAATAAGCTCTTCCATAAATGAGAAAATAGTGTTTTTATTTTCTCTAAAAAGAGAATATGTACTAGAAATTTCTAATAACTCATCTCTAAGTGTATCATTAAGTTGTGAATAACTAAAATTTTCTCCATTATAAGTAAAAGCAGTTGCTGCAGAAGGATTTGCAAATACTACTTGTTTACCTAATGCAATTAAATCTTCTGTTTTTAATGCCATTTTTTAAATCCTCCTTATTTAATTCTTTGAATTTTTACAGCAGGCTGTCCATCACCCATTGTATAAACTTTTGCTACTTGCCATACAAATTCATCAGCATCATCGTTTTTTACTAAATATCCAGTTGATGAATCTACTGATAATTTGTCTCCTACTTCTAATTCAATACCTGCATATTCTGCTTTTCCTGAAGTATTAGCAGCTCCAACGCAGTTTGTTGTATAAATGTCTCCAATATTAGTTTTGATAACTCTTGGAACCATTTCTTTACTAACATAATTTTCTCTAGTCATAGCAAAGTCTTTATATGATTCTCTCCATTTATCATCATATAATTTAACTTCATTAAATACCATCATCCATTCACCTTCACCGGTTAAATTAACTTCTTGTGATGCATAATCATATTTTACATATTGACCATTTTCAAGAACGTTAATATCTGTATTAACTGGTAATTGAGCATAGATTTGAGATGTTCTTTGTGCTGAAAGATGATTTGGCTCTACTTGACCAAAACCAATTCTTTTAATTGTTGCCATCTGTCTATTTCCTCCTTAATTTTTTACTTATGATTTTTTATAGCTTTAATCCAAGCTGGAACAGATTCTCCTGCATCATTTAAATTATATGTATTTGCAGGTTTATCTTCCTCTTCTTTATTTTCATTTTTAGATGTATCCTCTAAATCAAAATTAACCTTTTTTCTTACGCAAATTACTGATAATTTTGCTTCAATATCATCTAAGGAATATTTATCAATATTTGAAATAACATCTTGTTTATCTTCATCTGAAAGCATATAAAAACCATCAATTAACTGCTCTTTCTTTTCTCTTTCAATAGAATTTTTAAAATGAACTAACTCATTGTATTGTTCAGACAAAGTATTATATTGATTTGTTAATTCTGAATACATTAAAGCATAATCTTTAGATTCTTCCTTTTCTTCTTCTTTTTCTTTTTCTTCTGTAGGTTTATTTTCAGACTCTTCTTTCTTTTCTTCCTTTTTCTCTTCTTTTGCGTATTTTTCTTTCTTCTCTTCTTCAGATTTTTTTTCTTCTTTGTTTGTGCTATTATCATTAACTTTTTCTGTAGTTTTATTGTCTGTATCTACTACAGTTTGACCATCTTTTTTATCATCTAATTTTGCCATATTTCCTCCTTTTAATGCAAATTTTAATTCTTGCATCATATTAAATAATGTTTGTTTAAAATTATCATCAACTTTAGTAAACTCTGTACTTACTTCAGGAGCTTTTACATTTGAACCTTCAAAACATGGTTCTACATCATTTCCTAATATACAAAGCTTTGAAAAAATTGCGTCATTTATAATAAACATTTCCATATGTGTATTAATATTTTCTGACCAATATCCATTAATTGTTTTATCATCAAGTTCCATAGAATGAGGTCGACCTTCTTCAATAGCTAATTTTGCTTCCTCAAACTGACCTGTCCATAAAAAACCAGTAGTCATTAAATATTCTCTAACTATTTTGTTTCCAAAATCATCTTCATCTTCAAATTTTTGAAACCAAACTTGTGCATCTGGAGCTACAAAACCATATGGTTTTGTTAAACAATTAAATTGAATACCTTCTTCATTAATAATAATTTGGTCTCCATGGTCTCTGAAATCTCCTTTATCTTCTTTGTAATATCCTACAATAGGAGCGCCACGTAAAGTTTTTGACATTTCCGTGGCTACTTCTTTTGTAATAAAAGAATGATTTCTATTTTCTCCAACGTACAAAACTTTAATTTCACATTTAGACATCAAAGGATTAATGTCTAATGGTTGAAGATTTATAAATTCCGGAGAATCAATAGTTGCAATAGATTGATGCATAAATTGTGTTCTCCTTTCTAATTTTTAACTATTATATTATAAAAAACCTTTTATAAAATTAATTATGTTTGTCCTAACTCATACTTTCTTGATTAGCAATAGTTTTTTCAGATTTTTCATCATCAGCCAATTCTTTTCTTCCTGCCCCCTCTTTTTCATTTGATTGAGAATTTTGTTGCAACGCTTCAGCGTTCATAGTTGAACTCATAAGAGGTGGAATAAATACATTAAACAAATCCAATATATCATTTTCAAAATAAGCATTTGCTAATATTGAACTTTGAGACTGACCAAGCGCAATTTGTGGTAGCATTTTAGAATAACCCATTTGAGTTTGTTCTTTATATAATTTTGCCATATCTTTATAATTATAAATAGTTGTTGTTAAAATTTGGACTTTATAATTTAATTTTTTTGGATTTTTATTAAAAGGTTTTATTAAAATATTTAAAAATGATTCAAATTGTAATATTAAATTATAAAGAGAAGCTTCATCATTTAAAATAGATTTTTCCAATGCTAAATTTCCATCTGTATTAAATAAGTTTTGCGCAGTACCAGATTCATTAAATACAGCTCTTTCAATTTTCTCTAGTTCATCTACTGAAGTCGTACTATTTTTATCTGCCATATCTGCTACATCAACATCAGCAAAAGTAGTCAAGACATCAACTCCGATAGCTTTTCCTAACATTGAAACTGCATTATTATGTAATTGTTGAGCTTCTTCAACATCAAATATTAATTCACCATTTTTATCTAAAGGCATTTTTTGAATAATTATTTTTAATAATTGTTGCTGCATTTTTTTTCTATCTAAAGCTTGAGCTTCATTTAAATCAATAATTGCTGGAATTACTGAAATAAAAGCTGGAAAATCTTCTCCATTAATATTAAATTTTATAGTATTTTCTATATCTAATAAATACCAACCAGAGGTGTCTCCTATAAAGTCTGGCTGTAATTTTCCCTCTTTATATAAAACATAACCTTTTTTAAATTCAGAAGGAAATAAGTTTAACATTTTCATTTTTTGAGTTGTATCTCTAAAAGTATCATCAAAAAATTTCATATTAAACTCTACAGCGGGGCGGCCGCCTACGTTGAATCTAGAACGACAGTATTTTGGTGGTAATTCTTGTATACACATTTTATTTTTTTGAGGAATTAAATATCCATAATAACATCCATACTTTATTACTTTTAAAGCAACTTCTCCAAAAAATTTTTTTATTTCAAAGTTATCTAAATATGTTAATACATTATAAAAACCGCTTAATACTTTTTCATCTTCTATACTGTCAGAATTAACATAAGGAGTAACAAGCCAATCATATCTATATAAATTAGCCATATATCTGCACAATCTTGAATAAATACCGCTTGTTTTATAAAAAAAATCAGATATTTCTCTCATCATTTCCGTATCATTATTATGCATTGCTCTCAAAACTTCTTTTTTATCAGCTAATCTACTATCTACTTGTTTATAGTCTCCTATATTTACAACAGCGTCTTCTAAAGTTTTTAATCCAACCTTAATTTTAGCAAAATCAACAGCCCCTATAGGTTGTCCATATGTCTCTCTGGTGTTTTGTAAAGAATTCATTTTAAAACCTTTACTTCTGATTTCTTCTTGTCTGTTAATCAAAATAACACCTCTTTCTTTAATTTTTAATAGCCCGCCGCCTTCATTATATAATCATAATTAACACGACCTTCATCCCAATAAGGGATAGCAATAAGAGTAATTCCATGCTTGGCACAAAACTCTCTTTTTTTCATATCATTATATTGCTGTTTTCGTAATCCACTTAAGCCACCAAATTTACTTTTTGGTTCATAATGTTGAACACCTTGATATTCTATTAAAAAATCTAATTCATTATTATCATCAAAGACTGCAAAATCAAATCTTAGAGGTCTGCCATTTGAACTTACCAACTCTGGAAAAATATATTCCTCTTTAAAATTTAACTCTGCTTTAGTTAGTATTTCTTCTATTTTTATTTCTCCTCTACTAGACCGCATATTGCCTCCTTTTATACTAATATATTTAAAAAAATATTTATATCTTTTTTCTTAAAGTACCCAAAAACTATATAAAAATTTTTAATTGTTAAAAAACATAAAATCTCCAATATTTCTTTTTCGTCTTTTTTTATTTTTATCCTCTTCTTTTTTAATGTAATAAAGTCCATATATAAAAGCAGAAAATTTATCTTTTTTAATACTTCTTGAAGATTGCTCTAAAATAATATTAACTCCAGCATTTTTTTCTACTAAATTCAACATTTGCTCTCTTAAAATAGTGGTTAATGTAAAAGGTTTTAAAAATTCATTTCTTTTATCGCTATCCATATTTTGTCCAACTTTTGTTGACATTAATTTTGTCTTTGCGATAGCTTCATCAATTAAAAATTTTACTTTTCCACTTGACATTTGAGTTTGAGCATATGAATAAGCTTCTGTGTTTATTGGTGCATTAGCTTTTATAAGATATAAAACATTTTCCTCAACATTAAAACCTTTTATTTTTCTATAAGGTTCAACAGCATCTTCTGACGTTCCACCCTCAACACCAAAAGGTGGTAATACATCATCTGTCTTTGGGTCAATTTGCGACTTTACCATAAAGTCAACAAGTCCAATACCAAGACCATTGGCATCAATGGCAATAGCTCTTGCTTTATATTTATAAAATAACTTTTTAATATGAATAGCCTGGTCTTCAAAATGCTCTGCTTCATATGTATATATATTAACTAAACTTTTTAATGCACTTCCTTGAGGTTGCGGGGTTACTTTAAAAACACAAACTTCAGTTGTACATCCAATACGACCTACGTCAACCCCTAACACATAGTAAGCTGATTTAGAGCTTCTTCCGCTATATTCATACTCTGGTTGGTTAAGAACTCTATGCTTATCAAATTTTTCAGAAGAATAGAAAGCATTTTCTGCATCTCCGCTCCATAGGCTTCTATATTCTCTATCAAAAGATTCTTCTTTAAATGTACCCTGCATTTTTAATTGTTCTACAAAATCTTCATCTAATAAGCCTTCTGTTACTGGAGTTTCATAAGTTCCTCCCATTACCATAACATTATCTGGTTCTATAATAGATTGAATAAGTAATTCAATTAATTTATCATAAGCAAAAGAATTTTTCCAACCCGCAGTAGTTATATAAATTTGACTTTTATTAACATTTTCTTCTTTATGCCTACTTCCATCTGGCAATAATCTATCTACGTTTGTAGTAGGAATAATAACTTCATTTAAAATATTTCCATCTATTAACACACATTCTTCCATCAAACCTCCAGTTCTACGCTGTCCCCTAGAAGATTGTTTTGCAGCAAGAATATCAATAGAAGAACCATTCTTAAAAATGTATTTAACATTATCTTTTGACTTTTTAGATGCCCCTCTTGTCCAATCAATTTCATTATTTAAAGCAGGAATTAATTTACAAATTTCTTCTATTTTTGCGATTGTAATACTTGCCGCCTGCTCCTTTCCGCCTGTAGTCACAAATAATTGAGAATTAGGATAAAGTATACAACGTAACATAAGTACCATCATAGATAAAAATGATTTTGAATATGCTCTTGGAAAGGTTGCATATACATATCTATGCCTCATAACTATTCTTAAAAAAACCCTTTGATAAAAGTAAAACTGAAAGGTGCTGTCTGGACCTTTCATAAAATCAATCAAGAGGTCAGGATATTCTCTATAAAAAGAAATTTGCTGTCTTAAATAAGGAAGTTGAGCTTTTAACCTTTCTTCAGACATCCCTTGTTTTTTTAAACTTCTGGAATCAGACAAATCTAATAAGTTTTGTAAACTCATTCTTGTTTATCTCCTTCATATATTTTATTATCTATTTTTTTATCTGTTTCTATACTTTCATAATATTTTTCATAATGCTCATCTTTTAATTCTATTTCTAATAATCCTTGTTCTTTTGCTTTTTCTTTATCTTTTTTCATCTCCCCTGCAATTTCACGTTTCTTTATGTAATTTTCAATTTGTTGTGCAAGCGCCTTATCTTCATAAATTAAAGATTTATTGTATTCTTTTAAATCTAAAATAATTTTATCTACAACATCTCGTGGAGTACTTATATCATACTTAGGAATTTGACCTCCATTTTTTTCACAATAGGCAACCATTTCTCCAATACAGTCAACAAAATCATTTTTTTGTTCTTTATTCTGTGCTGCTGTAAACTTTGCGGACTTTCTTAAAGTATCATAAACTCTGGACAACTTTTGGAATCCATCCATATCTCCGCAATCGTATAAAATCTCAATTTTCATTAAGTATGGACTATCTCTTCAACATTATTTATGTTGCCTTGCGCTTCCACTTATGTACTAATAATAAGTGTACTCTACTCACTCTAATAAATAGGCTTTCGATAGTCTCTACACCTTGTCAAACATTTTTCCAATAATAACCTTTATATTTCTTTTTTTCTTTAATAGCTTGATTTAAACTGGAGTGATTTTTTATATTTAAAAATTCTAATGCTAATGTTTTAGTATTAAAAATTTTTATAATATTCCAATTTTCATCACACATACAAATGTATTATTTTCCATTAACTAGATTTGTAGTTTTATAAATATAATATTGTTTTATAATTTATCTTAGCCTTCTTAATCTAATATCAAAATCGGCTTAACAAATTATTTAAGTTTGACCTTGGCACGGTATTGCCATGCTTAAAAGTTTAGGTTTCACCGTTAGCAAGTTTTCACTCACACCCCGAGTAGGGTTCACAAGGTTTAAAGGCGACCGATTATTCTTGGTTAATCGCCTGATTCATTTTAAGATAAGTTTTACAAATAAGAATTAACGTACCCGTTGTATCAGAATCTTGAATATCAAAAGAGTTCATCATTTCATTGTATTTGGTTTCCAATTCAACCCATTCACTTGGCTGATAACAACGCCCCCACTTCATAGCAAGATATATTCTATCATCTTTTGTTAATTCACTTGTGGGGTCGTTCATATCTTCTTCTGGAATAAAATTACTTTCTATATAGGGATTTGTTCCAGGTGTGTAATTGTTAACTCCATCAACAGAACCCATAGCATACGCAGGAGGTAATTGATTGTTTAATTCTACTGCATTCATATATGTCTTATATTGAGCTTCAGAAATTTCTCCTCTTTGAAATTGTATTTTTAACTTTTCTTCTCTCGCCGCAATTTCAGGATGTTCTTCTAAATAAAGTTTTCTTTGTTTTTCATCTTCCGCCTTTAATCGCTCCGTGTCAGACCATCTTTTATCTTTCCACTGTTTTAATTTCATTTTAGATAAATATTTTCCAAAAACTGACATTCCATTCATTTTTTTGGGGTCTTTAGCAAAAGCTTTATTTCTTAAAGTATTCCATTCTGATGGAACATATGGTACATCCATCTTTTCTAATAAATAAACAAAAGTTTCTGGTTCAAAATTATCTATGTGCATAGTTAAGCATTTTTTACATAATTCTACTTTTGAACCATCTCTATAGGTATAAAATTGACTTTCATCCATACTTTTACCACATTTTTCACAATAACAATTCATATATATTAGTTCACCACCTTTTTCTTTATTTTTAATAAAATAAAATTTTTTCTTTATTTATAAAAGAAAAATGCCCTAAACTTTTTTCTTTTTATTGCGACATTCTTTACATATGCTATAATAGCCATCACGACTTGTTTTATTTTTAGAAAAAAATTTATTGTGAGCTAATTTTATCTCTCCGCATCTTGAACATCGCTTCCATTTTCCTTTTTCCTTTTCAGTATAATACCAAATTAAATAATCTTCTTCAGCCTTTTCCGCAATTAATTTAGGAATTTTATTTCTCCATAAAGAAGAAAGATATTCAACTGTATATTTTATATTATATTTTTCATTTAATATTTTTTGAATTTCAATATTTTGTTTTCCATCAATTTTATATATCATTAAATCATAATACAATGGATAATCTAATTTTAATGTTCTATCAATTAAATCTTCTAAATCTTCCATTAAATAATAAGAATCACTATTAAATTTACCATAACAATCTTCTTTTAATTTTGAATAATGACATAATAATGCTGAAATATGTTTAGGATTAAAAAATGATATTAAACCTTTATTATGCGGAATCCCTTCTTTATCTATATAAAAATCATCACTAAAATCAATTTTACTAAAGCTTTTAACTGCATTTGTACAATACATAAAAGGTTTATAAGCACTTTTAATTACATACTGGTCTTGATGCATTTCTATTAATTGTTTTTTTAATAAAAACTTTTTCTTTCCTCTTGCTGCTTTTTCTGCTTTTTCTACTTGCGCGATTGCCTCTTTAAGCTGCTTTAACTCTGGAATTTCTTCTACATCTTGTGGGGTTATTGATATTTTAGGTGTGAAAATAATATTTTTATCATTTGCAATAATATTATAGATGCCATCTTCGCCATTCTCAAATTTTCCTACAAGCCCTTCAAAAGACATCTCTCTTTTATTTACTGTTACCATTCTATTATCTGTTAATATTTTTTTATTTTTTCTTTCTTCTTTATCCATTGCAAAAACTATATAATCTGTTAATATTTCTATATATCTATTTGAAAGTTTTTCAGGAGGCGTTTCAGCTATAATTTTTTTAACTAACTCATTGCGGGCTTCCGGTGTTTCCAGTGAGTAGTCCAGTTTTATTCCGTCTTCACCGACTCCCGCCGCATTCTTATTACTTGTCTCTGTCATAAGCTCTCCTTTCTTTATCTATAATAATTATAACACAAAATTTTTTCTTTGTCAAACTCGTTTAAATTATCTTAAATTGACAAATTAAAAAAATAATGATAAAATTATTATAAGAAAAATGAAAAAGAGGACAAAGGATATGTTATTAATAATTTTAACTTTAATATTGATTATAGTAGTAATAAATCAATTTTTTAATTCACCATTCTATATATGGATTAAAGCCGATAATAAAGATAAAAGATGTTGGATAGTTACTTCTGATGAAAAAATTTTACCAGCTATAATTAGATATATAGATAGAAATTATTATATAGTAGAAACAATGTTTGCTTTACATAGAGTTCATAAGATTTATAAGACTTATAAAGATGCAAGAAGTGGTTTACAAGCAGTAATTTTGATAGCAGAAATGCAAATTCCAAAAACGAGACCTGAAGGAAAAAGTGTTGAATTTAAACCTCGAGTAAGGTGGAAAGAACAAAAGAAAACATTAACTTGGGATAAATTGATACATGGGAAAGAGAAATGGGCATTTAAACCATACACAGAAGAAGAGATTGCGGAAATGCGTCTTAATGAAGCATGGAGGCTAGGTGAAATGTTTAAGTTTATCTTGGAAAAATGCGTCTATGAATTTGATATTTAAAATACTCGTCTTTTGATTTTTAAAGTGCTTTTGGAGAAAGTTTTGTGGAGGCAATATCATTTTTTAAAAATCAAAAAAAATTTTTCCCAAAATACACCCCCCACTATAAGAATTACAAAATTTTTTCCTATTGAATTGATAAAAAATATTTTAGTACGTCTCTGTAGATAAACCAAAGAAAACGCAAAGAAATAGAATAATACACCCCATACATAAAAAGAATAAACAGCTAACAAAAATCTTTGCTTGTTACATATTATATAATAATAAATCAAAAGAAATAAAATAAATAAGTTTAATAAAAAAGAACATTAATTACAATTTTCAAGATAAAATATAGCCTTAGTCAACCATCGGCTCGTGGAGGCACGGAGCGAGCCGTCTTGTCAAGGTGGCAATTTGCACAAAAATTTTTTGTTTGAAACGTTTTTATTTGTGCAAATTGCACAAATCCTACAATTTGCCAGAACATACGTTCTGGTCATTATGCACAAAAATAGCCTTTATTGAAACGTTTTTATTGTACAAATTGCACAATAAAAAACATCAAGACTTTGTTAAAAAAATCACAATTTGTGCAACTTGTATAAGTAAAAACGTTTTTATCATAATATTTTTGTATAAATTGCCTATTGACAAAATAAAAGTTTGATAGGTAGTAAAAAGAACATCTGTTCATTGTGCAAAATGACGAAAATGATTTTAGGAGTTGACAAACTATTAAAAAGATGATAGAATAAAGATTACACATAAAAATAAAATAAAAAAGGAGAAATTTTGTTATGATAATATTATTAAAAGTTATTTTATACAGTGATAAAAAAAAGTGTAAACCTATCTCTACATTAATCAGGATAGATAACAAAGAATATCAAAAAAACAAAAAAAAGTGGGAAAACAAGGCACTGACAAAAATTTGTCTTGAGCAAAATATAACGTGGTGGAATTTAAAAAAGAAAGGCTATTCAAAAATGAAAATTGTTAAAAAATATAAATAAAATTTTAAAAACGCTTGACAAAAAATGATTAAAGTATTATAATTAATTTATCAAAAGAAAGAGAGGTAATAAAAATGACAAAAAAAGAGAGGAAACAAGAGTTAAAGAAAAAGGGTGTTCACGCTGTAATAGCATTATTAGTATTTTGTATGTTTTTAGTAGTATTAGTCATTGAGGGTTATTCAGAAACCCACTATAAGAGGGATGCTGTTATTGTGGGTTTCTCTGAAAATGATGAGATACAGGCAGAGGACGCACACGGAAATTACTGGTGGTTTATTAGCAGTGATTTTCAAGAGGGTGATGAGGTGATATTGACAATGCATACAAACCATACTGTAGACAATATCTATGACGATAAGGTTGTAAATGCAAAATTAAAAAACTAAAATAGGAAAATAGCCTTGTCGCAATGACAAGGCTATAATAATAAAAAGATATAAAAACAAGCGGTTGCCGTTGGTGGAGTAACTGGACTATCTTTGTAGAATTATAACACAATGATAATTTAACTATTAACATTAATAATTAAAAAGATAAAATAAAGAACCCAAACGTTCGTTTGAGTCCGAAATATTATACCACATAGAATGTGGTATTGTCAAGACTTTTTTGAAAAATTTTTTAAAAATTTTTCAACTCCAAAATTAATTTGATTAAAAATAATCAAGAATTTAAGTAAAAGAAATTAAAAAATATCATTGTTTTTATTTCTTTTTTTGCTATAATATTAACATAAGATAATCAAGGAGGTAAACATTATGAATAGAAAAGAATGGGAAAACGTAAAAATAGGGGATATTATTGATATTGAAATAGGAGTAACAGGAAAGAAGAGCAAATTTATAGTTGAGAAAAAAAGAAGAAGAACAAAAACCGTGGGGTATACATTTTATTGCTTATGGATGGTATGCTAATTCTGTAAGACCTGACGGTGCAGAAATAGATTTCGTTTTAGGAATTGAATAAAAGGTTGACTATTTGTCAACCTTTTATTATAATAAAAAATATGGGAAGTGGAGTGGACACCGTGCGAACACGTGTTCACTCCGTTTCGCAGCACCCCACTTAAGTATAGCATATTTTTTACAATTTGTCATTGATTTATTTTAACCATTTTTCATCCTGTAATACATTAAAAAATATCAACCGAACTCAGCCATTCTACCCCGAAAAAATTGAAAGCTTCCCATTCAAGTATAACATATTTAAAATAGTTCGTCAAGGCTTTTTTATAAAAAATCCTAAAAATATTGTACAAAAATAATAATAAATTTTTGTTAATATTGACTATTGACAATGATAATCAATAGTAAAAATAGATAAGAAA